ATAGCTTATCGGGCATAGCCCGATTCGACCGTCAAGCGAGAACGCCGGGATATGAAGAACTTCGCTGGATTGAAGCTCCCGCTCTCCATCGCTGAAGCTGTAGAAGTAGCGGATGCTCCCGTTCTCGGTGACTAACCGCATACGGTGCGGGAGCAAGAAGCTCAGCGCGACCACCCGGCCAGCAGAACGATGTATCTGCGCAAAGGCATTTCCGCGCAGAAGCATGCTCGCGAGCATCGCCTCCCAGAACTGCACCGGGCTCATGTGCTCGTTAGGCGAAACCGCTAATACGCTGTAGAGCGGGTGACTGGTGTCCATCTCACGACTACCGTCTGGAAGGCGACGGTACAGGCCAAGCGGAAGCGTTGCGATCGTTTCAGCGATCAATCGAACGCAAGCCCACACCGCTGAGACCCGCATTGCAGTATCAACGCTTACGCTTTTTCCTGAACTTGACTGCCCACCGACGAACTGCCCCCAGAATGCCCCGTCAGATAGCCGAATCGTCTTGCCGAGCCATTCACTCAGCCCAGCCGATGGCCTGCTAGCAGACCTAGAAATGGTCCGCAGAAGGGACTTATTCATCTGTCATCCCTCTTCGGATAAATCCAGCAATGCAGAACATGGAGCAAGATCCGGCGATCAGCGCCCACGCGGTGCCGGCCAGCATCCAGACCCCCGCGCACAGCAGGCCGAAGCCAGCCAGCGATGCCAGCAGAAATGCAGTCAGTGCGCTCATGCGATCAGTGGATCCCGTATTGCGTTCATGAAATCGTCGTCATCCGCTTCTTCGGTTTCGACGGTTGATACACCGATCGCCATCAACAGAGCTGCCATGTCGTCGATCTTGTCGGCGCTGCGCTTCTTGTCCGGAGCCATGTTCAAGTTGTCATCGCGCCTGGCAATCAGGTTGGAAGCGCACCAGTTCAGAATCTGGTCGCCGCCGTGAGCAAGATTTCCGGAGATGTAGGCACGCTCAAGAGTCTGCATAGCAGGGTGATAGGTGCGCGGCCCCTGGATGAACTCGACCATCGGCAGCTCAGCCTCAACCAGCCGGTTAACCAGGTCGCTTGCATTCCATCGGTCATAGGCAATCAGCTGGACATTGAAGTCTTCGCAGATTGCGCGAACGTCTTTCTCTATGACGCCGTAGTCAGTGACGTTGCCTTCTGTTTGCTTGAGCAAACCCGACTCGACCCACGACTGATACGGGACGGTGCCACGCTCAGTCCGGTAGGCGACGGCGCTTTCTGGCGCCCAGCGCCAGCCGTAGGTGTAGTAAACCCCGTCAACCAGCCAGACCAAACGGAAGGAGCACATGTCCGCCGTGCTAGCGAGGTCAAGACCACCCCAGCATGGATAGCCACGCAGCCATTCAAGGTCGACTGGCCCGCCGCAGGCTTGCCATTTGGTAAGGTCAATCCAGCCATCAGCGGTGGATGCCGGCCGATTGAGTCGCTTGATACGAAACTCGGCCAGCTTTGAGGGCATCTGCTTCGCCTCTACCGCCTCTTTGCGGATAGCCGCCATGAGGTGCGGATTGACGTCCATCAGCGGATTGGCCTTGATCCAGACCTTTTCGTCGAACTCCTCGTCAGCCTTGATCCCAGCCGACTTGTCTTCCTCGTCGACGGCATAGAAGACCACTAGGAAGTGATCCGCTGTTGTCCCAAACAGCCCTGCGAGGAGCTTCTTGGCGAACATCCGAAGCTCTGCCCAAGGGCCGGGGTTCGTATAACCTTCGGTCGTCGTGTAGAGCCAAAGCGGGTTGCTGCGCGCACCTGCGGCTGAAGTCAGAACGTTAAGCAGATCGGCGCTCTTGTGGGCGTGAATCTCGTCCAGCCCAACATGCGAAGGGTTAAGGCCATCTTGAGTGGAAGCTTTGGCATGGATCGGCTTGAAGGTTGCGCCAGTCTCGGCTCGGCTAATCGCCTTGGCCCAAACCTCAAGGCCAAATGCTTCCCGCAGGTCGGCAGTCTTCTCAACCATCCGCTTCGCGGTGTTGAAGATGATCGATGCCTGCGGAAAGGTAGTCGCAGCACTGATTACCTGCGCGCCCTCTTCCGGCTCGCAGCACTGGCAGTACAGGAGAATCCCGGATGAAAGCGTGGACTTCGCGTTCTTCCGAGCAACAGCAAACAGAGCCGATGTGAAGCGGCGCGGCCTGAAGTAACCCCAGCCCTCTATTTCGGCCCCTTCACGTTTTCGAAAGCCGAACAACTGCACCACGAAGAAGACGTGCGACGGGTGCATCACGATCTCTGGCTTGTCCCACTTACCTTCGACGTGCGGAAGCTTCTCAATGAAGTCGCATGGGTCGTTCGCGTGCCATGGATCGAAGATGAACGGGCAGTCTTTGCGCTTGGCACGTTTCAGGTCATCAAGGAACCGCTGAGCGGCCTGACGAATCAGCTTGCCGTGCTTCTTGCGCTTCTTGTCAGCAATCGCGCCCTTAGCGTAGTCGGTCGCGATCTTCACGTAATCGCGACCGTTTGCCATATCGCTATGCCTTCTGTGGTCGTCCGTTGGACGCGAACTTGTTTCCCGCCGGCTTCTCTCCACCAGAAGCCACTTTGCGGCGGCTGGCCGGGGTCATCCCAAACTCAGAGAACAGCGCTTTAAGCGCCGTGTCTTCCGCAGCCGTCATTTCCATCCCGGCCTTGGCCTTCATGCGGAACCGCTGCCAGGAAAAACACAGCTGCTCAAGGGAGAACAGGTCAACAACCTGGAGCACTCGCGCAGCGACCAGTTGAGGCCCAAGGCGGTTCCACATCTCGGCGCCGTCGGGATTCAGATGGATTGGCGCCTCTGGGAATTCTTCGATCAAATCGTATTCAGGGGCGTCCGGCACTTCGCGATCCGGTCGGCTTGTGCCCTGCAGGACCTTGAGGTGCGGAGCGGTTGGCTTACGGGCCATGTCGCTACCTCAAATTTTGGAATGTGAATTTTGACGGTGTGAAAATTTGGCTCCCCCCGTCGTTCGGGAGCCGATTTCCAACAGACTTTTTACCCACCCCCTACCCAGCATGTCTTCCACCCAAGCGGCGCGACGTCAAGCCGACTCGCTCGCCAATACGGTTGTGACAGGTCCTACACAGTGCGCGCAGGTTGTCCCAATCCAGCCCAAGCTCCGGGTGAGTCTTGTATGGCTTGATGTGGTCGGTGATGTCGCTTGCTGCGCCATTGCAGCACTCACACACAGGGTGATGCTTTCGGTAGTAGGCGCTCAGCTTCTTCCAGCGCTCAGTCTTGTAGAAGCTGTCGGACTCATCCCGCCGCAGGTTGTACTCGCGATGGACTTCCTTGCGGACTTCAGCCTTGCGTTCGCTCGCCTCTACCTTGTGGAGCTGGCAGCGATGCGAGCCAGTCACGGAGGGCTTCTTACATCCTGGCTCCATGCATAGGCGAGAAGGACGGACAGGCATCAGCGCGCTCTCCCTCTCCACTCTCGCCTAGCCACCTTCCACGCCTCCATCCCCACCATTAGGCATACGCATGCTGTGAGGTAGAGGATGATCAGGATGGCGAGGGGGCGTTTCACTGCGACACCTTTCGCTCCGCCCACTTGCCGGCCAGCGCCCTTACCTGATCCACACCAAGCAGCCCGATCAAGCCGGCAGCAAATAGCGTCCAGGCGAGGTTTGCACCCATGGCGTTCACCCCTAAGCCGACGAGCATGATCAGCAGCGCACCGAATGTTGATTCGAGCAGTCTGGCCAATGGGCTCTTCTTGTCGCCGTAGAGGTGGATTCGGATGTAGGACAGAACGAAGGTCAGCATCATGGCCAGGCCGTGTTCGCGTAGGGCTGCAGCTAGCGCCACCCAGAAGTCAGGGCTTTTCTCTGGCATGGGTCATCTCAGCTATGCGGCAGAGTGAATAGGTCCGGCCTCACATGCGCGTGCGATCCGCCTATGAGCAAGGAGGCAGGCATGGGGCCGGAATAGGGTTGGGCGCATGGTGGCGAGCCATTCAAACGGCCTTTAGCGCCCGAAACTGGTATTTCATTGCCGACTTAAGCGCGGATTGGCTTTCTAATCGGCATAAAAAAACCGACACAGAGGTCGGTTTCTTG